GGTTTGTGGTTATGGTTTTACCCTTTAATGTAAAGGTAATTTTCTTACCTTTCACATTAATGTCTTCTGCGTGTAGAACACTAAATGCAGAGTTGCCTGTGTCAAATTTTGCTTCAATTTCACCGAATGGGTCAATACTCACTACTTCCTCAAATCCACATTGAACTGGTGTGGTGCGTCTTGATGCAACGTCTTTGAAGTGTTCTAGAATTGTCTTTGCGACATTGAGTCCAGAGTTTGCTTCCTCTATTCCTTCGCTTCCTGGCGAAGAGTTGACTTCTAAAATAAATGGTGGTGTTGTCTTAGGATTAGCTGATGGTATAAAATCTACAGCAGTTAGAATACCATCTAAGGCTTTGGATGCAAGTAAGCATTGTTCTGTTTCAAGGTCAGATAGTTTGTAGGATTTAACCTTTGCACCCTGAGAATAATTACTTCTAAAATCACCCTCTACAACAGCTCTTTGCATAGTGCCGACAATCTTACCACCAAGAACAATTACCCGAACATCAAAATCACTCTTAATGTATTCTTGAATTAATAAATCTGAACTTGAATCTGTCTTATACATCAACTGTACGATTGAGGTTAATGCTCGTTCTGATTCAATAAACAAAACACCAACACCTTTAGAACCTCTCAAAGTTTTCATTATGATAGGAAACTTTGTGTCCAGTTTTTGAACTGCACTTTCCAATTCATCTTCATTTGGTATGAGAACCGTTTTGGGTTGAGTTAGTCCGTAGTCTTTTAATTTAATGTATGTGCGATATTTATCTGCAGCCATAGAGATTGTGTCTCTAGGATTAACACAACAGATACCTATCTTTTCTAACTCTGAAATTAAATCTAATGAGCTATCCCTAGATGGTGTTCCACGAACAAATACAACTGTGTTAGAGGGAGAAATATCAAATCCCTTTTCATCACCAGCTTCATGAATTTTGTAAGTCTTATCGTAGGACAAGTTTGCGCCATCTAATGAAATGACATAGTTTGCAAGTCCTAACTTATCAGATTCTTTTTTGATGCTTTTTGCAGTAGTAGAATTATCATTATGTTCAACTGAAAGAACAACAACTCTATAGTCTTCTTGTTTTTCTTCAGCAATAAATGACTTAAACTTTTCCATTAGGATTCTTTTTTCTTACTACCTATGTTGTACTTAGTTTCTAAATCCCATTCGTTTTTTTCACGAAATGATAAAACTTTAATTTGGCTAAGAGGTGCAATTTCACCAACTTCGCTAATAATGTTTACCAAACCCCAATCTTTTAATAAATTTGCAATTGTGTTTCGTCTTGCAACATCATTTTCTGTAAGGTTTGTAGATTTTCCATCAAGTGCAAATAATTCTTTAAAATGCAAAATGTAGTAACGTCCTTGCTTGTGTAAAATATGACAAGATTGGTATAGTTTTTTTTCTTTTCTTGATGCAACGCCTATACGAGAAAGTGTTTCCCGAACTTTTAAAAAGTCATCAGGTTCTTTTAACCCGACTTCTAGCATTTGCTCCTGTGTCCAATTAACTTCTTCCATTTCTTCCACCTTTATTTAACCGTGTTTTTATGGCAGAAATTTGTTCATCATCTAGTATATCAAGAGCGGCTTTTGCCTTTTCATTATTATATCCATAATACTCTTTAACATATTCTAGATTCTTTAATTTCTTCGCCTTCAACCAAGGGGTATATCTTTTCCTTGCTCTTAGACTATTTAGTAAAAAGTCAAACTGTAACTTCTTATCTAGGTGGTGATATTGATTAAGTTCGTTAACAAGCCGTATTGTATCAGGAAACGGAGCAACACACTTGTTTACAATAAATGGTGCGTATTTCTTTTCCCACATTTCATCTTCACTATCTAGTAGTGGTTCTTTAGATACATTTATCGCATTAAGATACTCTTTTAGTTCGTACATTTTATTTATTAACCCATGTTTTAAATACAACAACAGTTCTTAATTCATAACACTGTCGTGAGACAGACTGTGCTTGGTGTGGTGCGTATGCTGGAAATACAATTAAACGATTACCTATGTTTTGTATTAGTTGACCATCAACAACAGTTCCACCGTTCCAATCCATTTTCCAATCAAGTCTAGGATAATACATCATAGTAAAGTCACCATCGTCCATATGCATATGCGGTTCAATACCATGCGTGTGTGCGTTTAAATACAATCGTTTAAATTCAATTACATTGTATTTATTTTTAAAATCATACTTTGCAAATGCAGTTTCCCAAATAGGCATCAACCACTCGTACCCTTTTCTTATTACTTCTTCTGGGTCATGACCACAAAAAACGTGCCAGTGTTTGTTTGGAGTTCCGTTTTGTGAATGGTAATTATATCTCCAAGTTTGTTGTTTTAATTCAAGGTCAATTAGTTCTGCAATATGCGGTTCTAATACATTATCATATATGTCTATCATTTAATTTTCAAGGCCTCCAGCTAGTAGAGCTAATACGCTCGGTTTTGGTAGTTCTCTATATGGAATTCTTTCTAAGTTTCCAGCAACTAAAATTCTTTTTTCTTCGCATGTATATGGGGGAACTTCATGCCTGACCCAAGCAGGAAATAAAACTAAATCTCCTGAGTCTGGAAATACATAATGGTTTCCATCTTTACCATCAGGAAAAACTAACGGACTTGAACCTTTAGGTGTGTCAATATAATAACACCAAGACCACACATTTGGCCAGTGAGCATGTGCGATAGAATATTGTCCTTTAGTATACATCACACCCCAACAATCTGATGTTCTACACTTGATAGGTGTAGAGCCCATTTTCTCAGCGTATGGAATTATCATATCACACAATTTTTTAAAATCAACATGACGTTCATGCATATTAAGATTAGTTATATTTGCTTGAACGATTGTTGCTTGACTTTTCCACTCATCACCTGTATTAATAATAATTTGTTTAATATTATTATGTAACTCATCACCGACTTTATCAAGTATATTTTTAACCAAGATAGGACGAGATATATTGAAGTCATAACTTACAACTTCATTTCTGACAAGAGGAATTTTAGCAGGCTCGGTCATTTAAACTTTGCAGCTCCCATAATCTCTGTCAAACATGCCATCAAATTAATTTCTTGATCTGCGACAAAAGCACTTTTATATTGGTATTCACCCAAGATAACAACCACATGAGGAATACTACTGGCGTCCACATAATTATACAAATTATCATAAAGCTGCCTAAACAAACGTGTAGGATCATTATCCAAATTATCGACAACCCATTTACGAACATTAGTAAACTCCTTTTTCTTCATTTCTCCCATCAAATTTTTGACGTTAGTTTCAGAAATATTTACCAGAATACCAGCATCAATTTTACCTGATACAGAATATCGTTGTAGTTCGTTTAATACCCTTCTCCAATCAGGAAAGTGTTTATTAATAACTTCAGCAATAACTCTCGGTTCATATTCTACTTTATTCTCATCTAGTATAATTATGATTCTTTCCATAAACTGTTTTGCAAGAGTTGGTTTTTCAGAATTTGGAATAGAAAAATCAATTGTACTACAACGAGAATGTAGTGGTTTAATAATTCTGTTTTTGTAATTACAAGTAAGAATGAAACCACAGTTCTTGTGAAACTCTTCCATGAACCCACGAAGGGCTGGTTGAGTTGACTGTGGATTTAGATAGTCTGCTTCATCAAGAATGATGTACTTGCGTCCACCTTCAAGTGATACTGTTGAAGCAAAGTTTTTAATCTTGGTTCTAAGGACATCTATACCAGACTCCTCAGAACCATTTATCATCATATAGGTTGCCCCAATCTGTTCAAGCATTGCTTTTGCAGCAGTTGTTTTACCAACGCCTGGCCCACCAGATAAAATCAAATTAGGAAGATTACCCTCACTCACAAATTCCGTGAGAGTATCTTTTAGGTTATTGGGAAGTACACACGCCCCGATATCCTTTGGGCGGTATTGCTCCACCCACAAAAATGTTTCCATAATATAAATTCCTCAAATTAAACATTGTAAGCAGACTCTGGCTCCAGAGCGATAAAGTATTCAACATTTCCTGTTGAGTTCTTAAAATGACTTATATTTTTTGAGGACACTTGTACATCATATGAACCTTGAATTAGTTTCAAGTTTTCAACCTTAAACCAGAACTTATAGTTTTCACTTTGAGAATCAACATCCAAATCTAATGCATAGTTATTTGCAGTATCATTTTTCTTGTCAGTTACTTTAAGACTTCCACTTTCAAGTGCCATATCAGGTGCGCCAATAACCGCAGCTGCTTTTGTCACTGTTGAAAGAGTATCACTTGATAAGTTAAACTTTACTTCACACTCAGGCATAGTAATATCTTTAGTTGGTGTTGTAACCACTGATGGGTCAGAATACCAATACTTCAAAGATTTAGAAGTACCTTCCTCTGTAATCATTACAAAACCTTCCTGAAACTCCAACTCTGGTTTTGAAAACAATGAGATTGCAGAAAGAAACTCATTCAAATCATAAATTGCAAACTCTTGAGGGAATTCCTCAAGCACTTCAGCCTTTGCAACAATGTTCTTCATTGCAGACATAGTAGCAATCTTATTACCACCTTTAATCACAAGGTTCTGATTGATTGTAGAAAAGTTCTTCAATACAGATACCGTTTCATTACTTAACTTCATTATTTAATTTCTCCTTTGTATGGGCATTTGGAAATGCAGCGGTTGCTGCATACAAATTATTTTTCACTTCACTTACTCGACTTTGCAAAACACGAACTGCGGTATATATACC